CCTGCCGCGTTCTTGGTCACTCACCGCGAAACGGATGAGTATCGCGGTCTTGGCCTACTTCGTCGTCGGCTTGATCTTGGCATTTGGTGCTATAGCCGTAGCGATAACGGTCCTGGCGCTTTCGATCTCGACACGATGATGCAAGCGTTCGAGGAGGCGTTCACCGTCGCGGACGATCCGGGCCACAACGCGAACACGCTAGGCGGGCTTGTCTACTGGTGCCGCATAGAGGGACGGGTATTCAAGGATCCGGGCGATCTAGACTACCAGACGCTACTGATCGTGCCGCTCGTGGTGGAGATGGCATAGTGCGCTATCGCATTGCGTTCGCAGACGATGGAACGCTGACGTTGCGCGAAGCGCAAGACCAGGACAACTTGGGCGAAGCCCTAGTGCTACTGCTCGCAAGTCAAGGCGTGCAGCTTGGGCCGCAAGCGCAGCTTGAGCCATGTCTAGACGTGGACGAAATGAGCCATCGTAACGTAACCCGAAGGAGTTCGCAGCTATGCAATTGATCTTTGGTATCGGTGCCCTTTGGGGACAGCGATCCGACATCGCGGGAATTGGTCCAGACCAGTTCGCGATCCTACAGGAGAACACGATCGACTTCACGTTTGAGGTCAAGGAACTCTACTCGCAGCTTGGCTATCCGATCGACATCGCCCGCGGCAAAGGCAAGATAACGGGCAAGGCAAAGGTTGCCCGTGTCTTCGCCTCGCTCTACGCCAACATCTTCTTTGGTGAGAGCGTAGTCAGCGGCGAAAGCAACGTTAGTGAATATGAAAACCGCACGTTGGCATCAACGACGGTTACCGTCTTGCGTGCAACGTCTTTCGTTCAGGACCTGGGCGTATACTACGCTGCAACTGGCAACCTGAAGTTCCAGTTCGTGACGGGTGCACCAGGCGCTCCAGGGCTCTATACAACCGGGACGAATGGTATCTATACCTTCTTCTCGGGCGACATCGGCGCTACCGTCAGCCTCAGCTATATCTATACCGACACAAGTGGCAAAACAATCACGATCAATAATCAATTCATGGGCTATACGCCGACGTTCATCGGCACGTTCTACCAGCAACGTGCTACGCAGGGCGGCAGCGGCCAGGTCACGCTACGCTTGAACGAATGCGTTAGCTCGCATTTGACCATTCCATCGCGCATTGATGACTACGCCGTGCAGGACTTCGACTTCCAGTCGTTCAGCGCTGGCAACAATGTAGTCGGCACTATCTCAACTTCGGAGTAAACGTTATGTTTGCCGGACTAAAAGTCACGCTTGGAGATGCGGAATACATTGTTCCACCCATCTCGCTCGGCCAGCTTCGCAGCGGTATGCTGACGCAGTTGCAACAGCACGACGCTTTAGTTAACGAAGGTAAAGTGTTCGAGGCAATGTCCATCCGCGCCGAGGTAATACTTGCTGCCCTTCGGCGCAACTACCCTGACTTCCCCGAGCAGCAACTGCTCGACAACATCGACCTTGGAAGTTGCGGCCCTATTTGGATGAGCGTCCTCGGTGCTAGTGGTTTCACGCCGGGGGAAGTAGCGGCGGCTACGGCGACGACGGCAGCGTCGAAGGGAAATGGGACCTTAAGCCTATCTACCGAAGCCTAGCCGCCGCTTACGGTTGGACCTATCGCGAGATTGACGAACACTCGCTACTTGAAGTAAATGAACTATTCACAGGCTGGGCGGACCATCCGCCGACCAACCTGCTTGTGAAGGCCATTGTAGAGGGCTTAGGCGGGGGCAGGAAGCCCTCGGTGGAGGCTGACGCCTTGGACATACCCCCGGCAGCCTTCACTGCCATGCAGGACTCGGCTATCGCCGCCATCAGCGCTCGCGCTGGTCCGCGCATACCTGTTGTGCGTGGTCGAGACCCAAACCTACCGCCGGCACCATCTTTCGATTTGGACGAAATGCGTCAGCGCAACGAGCAAGCGCGAGCTAAAACGTGAGGCAACGCTATGTCTGAGACGCGGCTCAACATTAACCTGTCGGCCACGAATACCGCCTCTGCGTCTATTAAGGAACTTCAAGCTGCCGTAAAGGGCCTTGAAGGCACGCTCAGAGAACTGGGCAACATTGCGGCAAGTGCTAGCGCTGCGGCATCGTCCTCGATCCAACGCGAGATCGTTGCCATCCGCCAGAAGATCGCAGCGCTACAAGACGAGATAGCGGTTAAGCGTGCCTCGTCGGCCGAAGGCATTAGAGAGGCTAGAGCTAACGCCGAAGCTGAGAACCGCAATACGGATCAGATTAACCGTAGGGCGCAATCGCAAATTAGAGCACGAAACGCCGTAGCTAGAGCCGAACGGCAAGCGATTGAGGACACGGCGCGGTTCGAGGCCGAGACTGCCAACGCTGCTACAAACCAGCGTGAAGCGAACCTGCGGCGCGATATGGCGGCCCATAACGCGAGGGTCTACCAGGCGCGAGCATTAGAGGACGCTCAAGCCGCCACCGTCTATAGCATGATGCGTGAAAAGGCGGATGTAGAGAACGCTGCCTTCGATAACCGAAGAGCCACTACGCGCAAAGCAGCAGAGGACGAGAACGCTGCCTTTAACGTTAGGGCGGCCAACGCCCGCGCAGCAGCCGCCTACACCAACCAAGATATGAACTTGGTTGCCGCGAAGCAAGCCGCCGAAGAAGCTGCTATGCGTCGCCGGGCAGATCTTGAGAACGCAGAATTTGACCGTATCCGCGCTGCGCAAGCGCGGAGTGCAGCCGGCATTATCTCTAGAGCCTCGCCGTCGGCAGCGGCAGGTGCAGCCGCAGCAGCGGCTACGCTGCGCGGAGCAGCGCCCAGCGTAGTTAGCGCCGAAGCAACGGTAGCGGCAACGGCGGCGCTCGAGCGCCAGCAAGCTGCAATACGTGCCGTTGCTGCGGCGATGACGGCGGCTGGCCGGGCCGGTGCTACGGCGCAAGAGATCCAGATGGCGGCGATCAATGCCGCCACCATGGCATTGCGTACCCAGGCAGCGACTGCCGAAAGCGCTGGGATCGGCACCATACTACAGCGCGAGTCTAGGCACATCATCGGCCTCTTCGACAGCTTAGCCCGTGGTCAGCGCGGCCAGGCGATCAGCAGCATCGGTGCCGGCGCAAGAGACGCTGGTCTCGGCATCATGGGCCTTAGCGCAGCTATGGTCGGCCTGGTTGCCGTCATGGGCACCGAAGCCATTTTGCACCATGCCGAAGCGCTTGGCAAATGGGCCACGGAAGCGAAGGCCGCAGCGTCTGCTACGGGCATGGGCGTGCAGCAATATACGCAATTCCAAGGCGCATTGCGTATAACGGGCCTAAGTGCAAATGAAGCCGACTCTACACTGAGGCATTTCGCCCAAACGCTATCAACAGCCATTCAGGATCCGACGTCTAAGGCTGCCGAGGCGTTCCATAACCTTGGCATTTCGCAAAACGAAATAGCGAAGACGGGCGGCGATACCGCGGCTGGCCTAAAGCTAATGGCTGACGCCTGGAGTCGCACCGCTGACAGCGCGAACAAAGCCGCTAATGGCGAAGAGATCTTCGGCCGCGGGCTGGAGAGGATCACGCCACTTTTGAACAAAGGGCACGACGGCCTTGAGGCGCTCCAACGTAGGGCCGAAGAGCTCGGCCTAACGCTGACGGAAAAGACAGCAGCGTCACTTGAGCAGACGGGCGAAAAGGCTCGCGAGCTTGGCTTAAAGATCAGCGGCGAGGTTACGCAGGCATTCATCGCCTGGGGTCCTGTCATTGAGGGCCTCATTGCTATTTTGAACGGACTCGGCACAGTCCTATCGACGATCATTGTTAAACTAGGCGAATTCGTTTCGGCAGGAGCAGCAGCTTTCGGCCGAATGCAGCAGATCGAAGCCGAGGCTGCGCCGTTCGCAGCGGCAACGAAGATTGACATGGGCGGTGGCGGCGGTGGCAAGCCATTTGCTACAACGGGACAGAAGACCGCAGAGGAGATACGTAACGAGCAACTGCGTGCTCAGCCACGCCAGGCGCTGCCGCTTGTCGAGCCTACGTCTGCGCTTCAGGCAATGCGAGATCGCGAAGAAGCCCTTGCGGAGATAGCGTCGCGAGGTGCGAAGAAACGCAACGAGGCGCTGAAGCTAGAGAACCAGGCCCGTATTGCAGAGATACAGCGCACGCTAAAGGAGGAAACGCTTCAGCCGAAGCAGCGCGAAGATGCAGAGAAGGAGCTTCGCGATAGAATAATGGCGCTGCGGCATGAGCAACTTGCCGGCAGCGGTGGCGCCGCTAATAAGCAAGAGACACGCGATTATATTGCCGACGCACGCCTACGCATAGCCGAGGCGAACGGTAACTCGCAAAAGATCGCCGCAATCTATGATGAAGAGATCGCAAAGCTCCGACAGCTTGCAGCGGCACATAAGGCAACAGCGGCGCAAATCTCAAATGCCGAACGTGAGAAGGTCCTTGCAGTAAACAGGGCGCGACTTGATGAGGTCAAAGAGGGCGCAAGGCTAGAAGAGCAGCAGAACCGATTGCTGAAGCTCAATACGTCACTTGCACAAATGGCCGCCGGCACATTCAAGTATGCCGGCCAGAAGGAAGGCCCGGGCGCAGAGCAGCAGCGGCAGCAGGAGTTTTTGGCCGAAGCCGCCCAGGTCCACGCTTCGGCACAGAAGGAAATCGCCGACCTCCAGGCGATAGCGGATGCCGCGGGCGAAGGCACGACAATACAGAAGCAGGCGCAAGCAGAGATAATGTCCGTGTTGCTTCAATCGAAGCAACAAGAGGTCGAGCTATATAAGAAAGCGGGCGACGCAGCTGTCGCGGCGGCGAACAAACTAACCGCTACGTTCCAGTCGATGTTCGACAAGATCGGCGCCGATGCTGAGACGTTCGGCAAAGACTTAGTTAGTGCCCTGATTGCGCCGCAGAAGGAGGTCATCAAAGCTGGCCTCGGCAGCAAGACTATTTCGCAACAGGGCGACCAGATCCGTGCAGCAATAGGGCATCTGATGGGCAGTATTGCCGAGACGATCGGCAAATCGCTCATGACAGCGTTGAGTAAGTCTATAGCTAACGCCCTCTCTGGCGGAGCCGCCAACACGATGGGCGAACTGCTCAGCCGTTGGTTGCAGAAGGGCATTTCGAGCATAGTCGGTGGCACCGCTGGCGAAGCCGGCAGCAAGGCCATAAGTGGCGCAGCCGGTTCCGCCTTAGGTGGCGCCGGGGGCGGAGCCGCACTAACGACAGCGGGCACGACGCTAACGACGGCCGGTGCTACGCTTAGCACAGCCGGTGCAGCGTTGAATACGGCCGCAGCAGCGTTGAGCACGGCTTCGGCGGCCGGCGGTGTAGGCGCCGCGGGCGGAGCGGCAGCCGCAAGCGCAACGGAAGCGACAACGATTAGCGCCGCCATCACGGCCGGCGATGCCACCATCGTCGGTGCCATAGGCGCAAGCACCACGGCGATCGTCACGGCAATAACTGCCCTGACACTAAAGCCGAGCGTCTTGGGCACTACGTTCGCATCAGGTGGCATTGTGCCATCGGCCGAAGGCGGCATGGTCGGTGGTATGGGAGCAACGCTCTCGATACTTCACGCCCGGGAAATGGTGCTGCCCGCGCCTATATCGACGGGCCTTCAGCAAATGATCGCCCGCGGCAACACCGGCAGCGGCGGCGGCACGAACAACATGGCGAACCTGAACTTCTCGCCAACGATCAACACCGGCGCCAAGGGCCGAGGCGGAACGGGTATGACACGGAGCGAGTTCGGCCAAATGCTCTCGCTCCACTCAGGCTCAATGCTGGGCGAAGCCCGCAACATGATGCGGAACGGGTGGCGACCAAGTGCAGGATAGGGATACGCGGTAGGGTCCCCCTACCAGCTATGCCTTTCCACAACCTACAGAAAGGGCGAAGCCTATGCAAGACGGATCACGCGGTTCCGATAACCTCAGCGCTTCGATGAGTGCAAAGGGTCCGGTTGATGATACAACGAAGACCTTCGGCCGCTTCATAGCCGTATGTCGCGACAAGGATGGCAACGAGCTGTGGCGTGACGAGTTTGACAATATGCTGACGCAAACGGGAAAGGCGTTGCTGTTGGACATAGGGCTCGCCGCTTCGGCCTATACTGCCGCCGACTTCATGGGCCTAATCTCTTCGGCCTCGTTCAGCGTAATCTCAGGTGGCGATACGATGGCAAGCCATGCCGGCTGGCTAGAGGCGGGCTCAGCTAACGCTCCGACATACTCCGGCGCTCGCTTGGCGTGTGCGTGGAGCGGAGCTACGCTGTCGGGCGCAAGCGCTTATAGTGCGACAAAGTCCTTGTCCGCCGGACTGGTATTCACCTTCACGGGCACGGGCACAGTGCAGGGGGCGTTCATCACGGCTGGCACTGGTGCAGTCTCTACGATCGGTAGCACCGCAGGAACGTTGTTCGCTGCTGGCACGTTCACTACACCTCAGCCCGTAGTTGCTACCAATACACTAACCGTGTCCTATAGCTCAACGTTGACGTAATGGCCGACTGGTATGTAAGCAGCGCGGCCTGGACGGCGATAGCACAGTTTGCCGTAAGCGGTGTCTACACCGTAGGTCAGATCGTCAGGCCACTCACGGCGCCGGCGTTCAATGCCCAGTTCGCCTTCCGCTGCACCACGGCGGGCACGGCCGCTGCTGAACCCGCGTGGCCAAACGCCAACAACGCTACGGTGACGACCGGCGGTGCCACGTTCACCAACGTCACAGGCCAGTCAACCTACGGCTGGAGTGCCGCGGCGGGCAACCTCTGGTGCATTAGCTGGGGAGCGCCTAGTCCCCGCGCTTCAGTAGGTGATCGCTTCTTCTTGTCCAGCGATCATAGCGAGACTAGCGCGCAATCTTATTACGCCTTGGCAGGCTCAGGAGGCTTCGGCGTTGTTTCGGCCATCTCCGTCAACCGCGCTGGCAGCGTGCCACCAGTCGCCGCTGATGCTACGTCAGGCGCGACCATCGTTCAGTCTAGCGGCACCTTAACTATCGAACCTTTCTTTAATCAGTATTGGCAAGGTATCACCTTTAACCTGGGAGGCACGGCAGGAATTCTAAATCTCGGAAGCAGCGGAGAGAAGATTAACTACTTCAAGAGCTGCGCGTTCGTATTCAGCACAAGCGTTACCACCGCTTACATCAGCACCAACATCCCGGTAAAGGCAACGTTCGACAACACCACGGTGACGTTCAACAACGCCGGGCAACGGTTCTCGACTACAAGCGGCTATATTCTAGACCTCCTCTGGATCAATACGCCCTCGGCAATCCTTGGCACCGTGCCGACTATTTTGTTCAATTCCTCGGGCTACATACCAATGCTCGTCACTTGCCGTGGTGTTGATCTAAGTGCTCTTACTACCACGCTCTACTACACACCAGGTGTCAATACGGGCTTCTCGAAGCTGTTGCTCGATAGCTGCCGAATTGCATCCGGTCTCATTCGCCTTAGCACAGCTAGCTATGCCAACCCCAACGATGAAGTCGAACTCGTTAATTGCTTCGACGGAACGAGCATTCTCGCAGAGCGCCACACGCCAGCGGGCGACGTGACGACAGAATTCACCACAACGCTCGTAGGCGGAGCACAGGATAACGTCGGACTCTTTAGTCACAAGCTAGTTTCATCGTCGCGTAGCGATCCTTTCGCTATGCCGCTCGACAGCTTCTGGCTCGACGTGAACGATACGCTGATTGGCACGTCGCGTACAGCAACGGTTGAGCTAATTGCAAGCGCCGCGCTGAACAACAACGACGTGACGCTTTCGCTCGAATACGAGGGCACCACCGGCTCATCGCTCGCGAGCTTTAGCTCTAGCCTGGCTTCGCCCCTGACGGCCACGGCAGCACTCGCTACTTCAACCGCTACGTGGAACAACCCGCCGGCAACGCCCGTGGCACAGCGCCTGACCGTCACGTTTATTCAGCGCACGGCTGGACGCTTACGCGCCCGCGTGAGCCTGGGTAAACCGTCTACGACACTTTGGATCAATCCTCAAGTAACGGTGACATAAGATGGCCTTTTTCTTCGGCGATGGGTTTGATCTCTACGCTACTACGGCCGATGCGCCGCTTAACTATTGGGACGGTTCTTCAATTAACATGGGCAATAGTGCGTTAGCATCACCGGGCCGGTTCGGCAACAGCCGCGGCTGGACCATGAGCACCGCTACGCAGTTGAACAAGACCAGCGGCGTTAATGACGCGGTGCATCACTTCACCATCGCCTTTATGCAAACGTCGGTGCTTAGTGGCTCAACCCTCGGCATGTATATTGAACTATTCGACGGCGCTACTGCGCAATGCTCGATCGTATTTCGCGTTGACGGTGCAATCTTGCTACAGTC